GCTTTAAATATTTTAAAATATATTAGCTAAACAGTTCTTCTATATTACCGTCAGAATTAAGCAGGGTATCAAATACACTATCATTAGGATTGTTTGCTGTCCCTGCATTGTTTGACGAACTCTGACTTACAGGTATGTCACGAACTGTTTTCATTTGATTCAACATGTCTTGTTTTGTTGCATTAGCAACATTCTGGTTAACTGCACCTTTATTAGTTAACATGAACATATCATCAAAACTTAAGCCGTTTTTGGAAAACCTATTTTGAGCTTCTCTCACAAACTGTGAAAATTGCTCGTCATCCATATTATGACGTTTCTTAAAGTCATCAGCTTGATTCTTTAATGCTATCTTATTATTAACCTCTTGCGCTTTAGCTTGCTCTCTTTGCAAAATTTCATTTGCTCTTTTTTGAACAATACCGTCTACCATTGTATTTATGACCTGTCTTGATTTAGAGTCTGGATTATTTACCATCTCATCAGTGTCGAACTCAAAATCTTCATCCAGCTTTAATTGCTGTTTGATATCTCCTGGTACGGCACCACCACCATCAAAGTAGTTCCTAACATGCTCTACTAAGCCACTATCTTGTTTCATCGCATCTAGCACTGGTATAAAAGGTTTCAACTCATTGAGTTGGGCTCTTAGATTTTGTGCCTCACGACTGGAATCACTATATCTTTTCTTGAAATTTTCATTCTCAGATACTTGTGATACCGAATTCGCCTCTTCTTCAACATTATTGGAGCCCTGAGTTACAGGGGTTGCCTCAGTTTCGGTTACTGGCTTGTCTTCGTCTTGAACCATGCTGTTAACATCATTTTCAAGAGCGTCAAAGAAGTCATCACCTGAGGAGCCAAAAACTTGCGCTTCAGCTGCTTTTTGAGCTGGTGCAGTTTCTGGGTTACCTTGGTTATTTTCTTCTATCATGTGTTTCTCCTTGTAAATTATTAACGTAATTTATTCTAATTCTAGTTCTTTTGCAAATCCTTAATTTTATTATTTACTTTTTCTTTTGCCATTTTGTTTTCACTATCTATCATTTTCCTTAAATGTTTTTGCTGCGCCTTCGTCTCAAGCTCTTCTTTAAGTATGTTCGATTTGCTGTCATGCAATTGCTTGCTAAGTTCCACATCTCCTTGCATAACTTTATTCTTGATACCTGCTTGTATAACTTGTCTTTCCAGCGTTTCATTAGAACCTTTCTCTTTTTTGAGCTGTTCTTCAAGTGAAGCGATTTGATTTTGTAATTGTGAGTATAAACTCTTACGTTTAACAATTTTTTCTTTGTTCTTAATATCTGTCTCGGCTAATACTGCTATATCATCCACAACACCAAGATTCATTAGCTGTTTTAATTCTTCTAAGTATGCCCATCTATTAACTGGAAGAGTAGAACCTGAAATTATCCTAACATCAAATTTAGCAGAGGGATAATCTCTCCATTTTCCAATAGCCTCACCAAAATCATTATACATGGGAACATTTATCTCTACAGTGCGTTCTTCTGTAATTGCATTAGGCTGAACTATTCTAAATACTTTATGAGCAGTATATACTATCTGTGAATATTGCTTAACAACTTCACCTACCTGTTTAAGTGCAGGCTCTATACAATTCTTTAACCAATATTTAATTCTTCTTGTTCCATACTCATCCATAGCCAACATTCCACGATAAGGCATGTCAGCAGTAGACCCTGTATCTCCTTGCATGGAAGAATAAATCCCTGCTAAATACTCCATATCTCCTTTTCCTTGATTTACCAAACCAAAGAAAGCATTGTTTAACTGAAATGGTTGAACTGGAGTTGGAGCTTCATACCCTTGCCTTTTAGGAAGTAATGCTCCAGGAGCTGATGAATATCTTTCCCAATAATCAGTATCAATACTACCTTCTTCATACATCCATCTCAAACTACTACCAAGAGATGCATTATGTATCATTAATTGATGAGCTTTATTCATTTCTCTCTGTTTACCTATTAAAGGTGAAACAGCAGACATTGGGAATGGAGTACCTGTCCATTTATAATGAAATGGTATTATAGGATACTCTTGTAGAGGTAAATACTTTGTATATAAAGTTTTATCTCCAACGATGCAACACAACTTAATTCTGCTTTCATGAAAGTTAATGCTATCTACAACTCTACCTGCAAAAGTCTTATCTTTCATTAATATATCAAATTCTTTTTTAGAAACTACATCATTCTCTACCTTAGATGCTTCTTCTTGTAATCTATTTTCTACTTCAATAGCGAAAGACTTGAGTTGATTTTCCATCATCTCCATTTCTTTCTTCATTTCTAGTTCCATTCTCTCTGGTAACATCTTACCTTGCTGTACTGCTTGAGCCATTTGTAATTGCTTCTCCTTCATTGCTACCATCATTTCAGCTTTCATATCTTCGGTCTGTTTAGCAGCTTGTTCTTTTATATTTGCAATTACTTCTTTATTAGGTGGAACTTTATAAAATACATTTACATATGGAACTTTTTCTTTTTCATACATTTCAAACAGCTCTACCAATTCACTTTCCTTATCTGAATATATAGAGCTATTACCATCCATTTCTTTATAATGGAAATCATGCTGTTCTAAATCTGTAGCCTTTTCTGAATAATTTTCATAAGACTCTGTATTAGAGGATGCTGCCATAATCTTTCGTTTGCTATCAGGAAATTGTTGTATAAGATGACCTTTTGGTAGGATTTTGCGGATTAAGATGTAAGCAGCATCTCTAAATAATATATCTCTAGACTTATTGTCTACAAAAACATCGAATGGGTCTGGCTGTTTAATTACAACTTCTCCCATCCCTCTATCTGCATCTGGGTCAACAGTAACTAATAAGTATCCTAAACTTTTAGTAACTGCATCATTAACTGCATTAGATAATAGTGTATCTCCGTTTGAGTTATTCCAAATATAATCTGCTATATCTGCAAAAACTGTAGCAACATCTGTATCTGAACCTTCAACACCAACTGCTTGCCATCTAGGGTTACTAGCTGTTGCATAATAATTTAACATTTCTACCACAGGTATAATTCTATTAATAGTAAAGGTAGGCATCCCCTGTTCCTCAAGGGCTGTCTTTTCAGCATAGGTTAATTGATTATCATTGGCAAAATCAAAACCTTTTTGGTTTATATATTCCCATTGAATTCTATTATCAGTTTTAGAATGCTGATAAATTCTATTTACTTTTTCTGCTGTCTTATCTACCCTTTTAGCCATTATCTTTATTACCTTTAAATAGTCGTGTTATAATATCTATTAGAGTTTGGTATGACCTGACAATTCCACGTTGCTCAATTTGCATTTTTTTCTGTTGGTCTATTAGTTTTACTATAATACCCTCTAATCTGTTAAATTTCTCATGCAAGTCTTTAGTTAAATCATCTTGTATGTATTTATTTTGTTTCCATATAAAGAAACCAAAAGCCATTGCTACGGCAATCGGTACACCGAACTTTTCTATTGCTGCAAATAAATCCATTTATTTTTATTGACTCCATGAACCTTAAATCTCTATATTTCTCCATTTTAATTTACACACAAATTAGGCAATAACCCAAGACTTTGGTTTGGGTGTATTTTTAAAATACCTTTTAGTCTGCTTATCTTCATTAATACCAACAGGTGGATTTGCATATTTACATGCATATGCTAATGCATCTATAGTATCATCGTGACCCATCCTTGGGCCAAAAGTAATTATCTCATGTTCTAAATCGTACATTTCTTTTTTAATATGAATTTGCTTTATAGCAAACCTTTGAGCAAGTATTTCTTGTATTCTATCTCTCTTACTCATTCTTGTTCCAGGTTTTTCTTCTTTAAATCTTACAGAGAAATCATTACGCCTTCTAGTCTCTGCTCTTAAAGATTGAAATATAGGTTTTGACATAGTAGTATCCTCTACTACAAACAAACTTGGATGATATAATTTAGAATAGTCAAACATATAATCTACTATACCTCTTTTATTCTCACCTGGAATACCTAAAACTGGAATACTTCTTTTTCTTAAATAATCTAATACATAAAGATTGTTATCACAATCAACAGCGACTGCAATTATAACACTATAATCAGCATCCCTTCTAACACTATCAGTTGCTGGGTCAACTCCTACAAATACATTTACAGGTTTAACATCTCCATTTACTTCTATAAAGGAAATACCAGAATCTTCTTCATGCATAAAGGTACCTTCCCAATATTGTATATGGTCACGAGTAAACATAGAGTCATCAGCTGATTGAACTTCCATCATATATTCTTGATAGAACTTATGCGGCTGACCTGAATCGGCATAGAATTTCTTTTTTCTATCCATTTCTTTTTTACCAAACCAGCTATTCCATAGCATTGTTCCGTTTTCCTCTATCGCCTTTTTAAGAATAACTGTCCAAGAGAAATCATCTTTTTGCTTAAGTGATTTTTCATAATTAACAATAAGGTTATTAATAAAAGAGTCGAAATGCACAGGAGTACCATTAATGCGTAGCCTACCAGTATGAGGCTCAAGGGCAGGAAATACCACAGCAGTGATAAGGTTGGAATTTTTTGCTCTAGCTTCTGGGGTAATAGTATTATTTTCATCTTCAAAGTCATCCAGTATTATTAAATCATATCTTTTATGCAATTTAGCTCCACCACGAATACCAGAAATGTTAGATTTGGAAATAAGCTTACATCCATTCGTAGTCTCTATATCCGTCTCCGTCCACTTTGTACCTTTGAGGGACCCAAAGAAATACTGAATCCTTTCGTTGAATTCCAAATGATATTTAATATAGTCCATATTACCAGTAGCTAATTTAGCAGTAGCAGATACCCAGCCGTAGAAAAGAGGGGTGTCGGTAAAGCAAAATGCTCTTAATATATCACATTTAGTAAGAACAGTTTTACCATGTCCTCTAGGTAATATAATTGCAGTTTGCTTCTTTTCTATATCTGTTATGGTATCTGCTATTTCATAATGAAAGGGGGGTGTTTCACTTCGAAGGAAATCATCAGGCAAAAACAATTTACCAAATGCAATTAAATCTTTCTTAGCAAGCTCTAATGCTTCTTCTTGCTCAGATACATTCTTAAAGTTTACATTTGCCAATCTTACTTTTTCCCTTTACTTTTTTTCATTACTTTTTTCTTTTTAGGTCTACCGACCTTTGAACCATAAGTCCCTTTGCCTTTAGGCATTACTTACCTCCTTCTATTTTCTTAGGCCGTTCAGCTCCTTCTAACATATCCTGAGAGAATCCTTGGAACTGTATAGCAGTTGCACTTTGCACCTTAGGTGCGTTCTTGTCTTCTAAATCCATTATATCTGATAACTTAAATAAAGCTTTAAGCCTAGTATCAGCCTTCTCGGCTAATTCAGCTTCGGACTTAATTCCTTTTAATATATAAGTTTCGTTAATTCCGAGCTCATCACATAATGGTTTTAATTCTTCTTTCATAGCTGTTTTAACCCTCTGTGTTTTTACTAAATGTCCACTTTTTACTTTAGCATACCTCTTATTATTAGTAGGAAATGCTTTTACATATGCATCCTCAGGAGTCATTCCTGAAGATATATATTGAACAAACAATTCTTCGTTAGCTGTTAAGGCAGCTCTACTTTGAACAACCTGCTCTGGAGTCTTACTACCACCAAAAGAATATATATTATCTCTTTTAATAGTATCCATATAAGTATTCTTATCTGCAATAAATGTACCAGTACAAGTACCTATATAATTAACCTCACCATTCTTTCTAAGCATCTTACCTTTTCTTAGAACTTGAATAATGCAGCCATCATCTGACTCTACCCAATCACCAATATTCCCCTTACGCCAGTCGCCTATAGCCTTTACAGGAGGAGACTCGTTAATCTCGTATACATTATGAAACGCACCATTAACTTTAAAACTTCTCATTATGTTTCTCCTATCTCGTATGATTCTTCTATTGCATCGAGAGAGTCCTCATCCCAATAGTCAAACATATCCACTCCTGAGACATCATAAGTGAATTCAAATGCATCTTCTACTAATTGCTCCTTTAAATACTCTACCTCATCAGTATCAGGATTATAGCATACTTCAAGCTTATATATAATATTATTAGACTTATCTTTTTTGGGTTTAGACATATGTTAAATATATATCAATGTGAGACAATTTGCAAAAACAAATTGGTGAACGAATCTAAATTAGACGCAGGTATCCCCTGAGGACCTTAAAAATTCTTGAGTTTTAGACTTCACCTAGAGCCAGTTCCCTTTATCATTATAGCTTCGGTAAAGCTCGGCTTAATTAGTCTCTAAGACAATCTCAATCTCATCCTGCTTTTATCCACTATAAGTCAACTCGACCCATACTCAAAGCTTATACTAAAACCATTTTCGGAAGCTGTAGGTGAAAATCTCTTAATCCTATATGGAGAGCAAAACCAACGTCTAATCCACTTGGCAGAACCATTTCAGGGGTACCACTTGGATGATAGTTAAAAAACCACTTCCTTGAATGTGATAATATAGCCATAGTCAAAACATAAAACAAAGAGATTAGTTTCAAAAATTGGGGCAAAATGATATGTGGAGTAATTTACCTATATAGCCCCCTAGAATTCGGTTTTTCATATATAGAATTCCGTTATTTTTCATTTCAAACGACATAGATATGTCACAATTACAAGGAGATACCAAATGAATAGATACATCAAAGTATTCTTACGACTTATTACTTGGGTAGACAAGACAACAGGCGAGGAGAAATCCTCATACGCTTGGTCTTCCCAAATGGGTGGAACAGCCAACGTGCTAGGGCAAGAAAGGAATGTTAGTGTTTCTTTCTACATAGGTGGGCAACGAATAGCAAGTCAATCAGATAGTGTTACTATATGGGAGAATGATATGACTGACGAGGAGTTCTCTATCTACCAAGAGATGAACAAGACTGTTGCCTTCGCAAAGATAGAAGGACAACCTGGTTCACCAGACTGTTCGACTAGCATTGTGTCCGTTGAAGAGTACGAGGCAGTACCTCAAGACCAAAGGACTTCGTTGTTTGCATAGACAACTCAATAGGAAGGGTGTTATCACTAGCATCCTTCCATTCCTATACGCACATAAAGACAGTATTATTATATATAAACGTATCTTAAACACAGAGAGGTATCATATGAATCATTTTAAAGAGTGTTACATCAATTTATTTAACGATTTAAGGGCTATCTTATTGTTCTTAACAGACGTTAACACAGTACTAGGCTTAATAGTCTCATACTTTATAATAAGGATATTAATAGGATAATTATAAGGCTAGCGTCTTATGATTTGGTTACCAAGGGACATTAGGGCTCGGTAAGTCGTGGTGCTTGCAGACTACGCTCAAAGTTCATAATGCAGCAGAACACTTGTCCCACAAAATTAATACTCTCTTGGGGAAACACCAATGTGTTTGGGATACCATCCTACGAGACAAATGGTGAGAGTAAGAGGGATAGTCGACACACTCAACCTGACTGTCCCTCTAATAACTAACAGGATAAATAAACAAGGAGACAACATGAGATTTAAACTCAAAAGTGGACTAAAGATTAAATTGAGAGACTTATCTCTTGATGAGAAAGATAGTATGTTAGACAGTCTACAATATGAAACTGATAGTGATGGCGAGATGATAGGTATAAAGAATATGTACTCTACTATTACTAAATGGCTTCGTATTGGATTAGATGGAGATATATCTGATGAATATCTTGAGGGATTGTCTATTGAAGATAGATTTGAGGCATTCTTAAAGCTACAAGAACATGTAATAAAAACTCAGGACTTCTCTGTAAATAGACTTTTAAATATAGATGATTTACTTAAAAACTAAGGAGATAACATGAATAGAGACCCATTAGATATAATACTTAACTACTGTACTTATCTACTACACTTAATAGCAGCTGGATTCTGTGCCTTGCTTACAATAGGTATGATTAAGTTCTTAATGGCGGTAGCAGTATGAGTAAAGAAATAAACTTAAATGTCTTGAAACATAGAATGTTAACTGAGATAGATAAATTAGATAAAGAGCTATCAGACTTAGACTCAAGTCTTTGTACGATAATTGCTTCTACATCTAATATAAAGTCACAGTTAGCAGCTTTAAAGCAAGATATACTTAATAGATTAGACATTCCTAGCCCTTAGCAGGGTTGGTAATAGTATGTAGTTGGACAAAGCACTCAAGTAGATAAACGACAGAGGTCCTAGGACTCTCGGAGCTCTTCTCAGGAAACTGCGACAATACTATATACAGGAGCTGAATGCTATAAGCCTCAAGGGCAAGTCCCTTGGACGAAGTAAACAGTCTTTAAGTTAGATATAACAACAGCCCAAGATGCTCCTCCTAGACTACTTGGGCTCTAGATTTAAACGGATAAATAAACAAGGAGATGTTATGACTAAATCAATAGAATACAATGGTAAGGTGTATACATATAAAGATATACCTAAGAGCTTTCTGAAGAAATATAAGACAGACCCTCTACTACAATATATAAACCAAAAGAAACGGCAACACAAATATTATTTAGACAATAAAGAAGCTCTAAATAAAAGTACTCGTGAGAATTATATTAAAAACAAAGCTCATTATGCAAAGGTAAATAAAAAGAGGTATGATGAGAAGAGGGATGAAATATTAAGAAATAGAAAGAAATACTATTATAAAAATAGGGATATGTTATTATCAAAAGCTAAAGTATATAGAAGTAAGCCAGAAGTATCAGAGAGATGTCGTCAAAAATCTAAAGCTTGGAGAAAAGATAACCCAGGATACAGAAGTCCTAATTATGATAAGAGTAGGGAAAAATATATCTCATCTGATAAAGGAAAGGCTACAACTAAAGCTTATACAAAGAAATATACAGAAAGCGGAAGAGCTGCCAAGATGAAAGCTATAAGAATGTCTAATCCTGATTATAGAGCTGAGGTAAGTAAATGGCATAAAGAAAACTCTAAAAGACCTGAAGTAATGAAAAGAAGAAGAGAATTACATTATATATGGTCAAAGAATAACTCTTCATATGCTATGACAAGAAGATTAAGAGCTTGTCTCTTTAATGCTTTAAATCTATACACTAAAAAGGGTAAAGTTCTAAATTCAAGAAGTTATGGCTTAGATTACTCTAAATGTATTAAAAAGCTATCTGAAGACGCTAAAGAAATGGGTTATACTCTTGAAGAGATAAAGTCTATGGATTATCATATTGACCACATTATACCTATATCTATCTATAACCTAGAAGATGCTAATGAGGTTAAGAAATGCTGTAATCCTGAGAACATGAGATGGCTTAAGTCTAATGAGAATATAGTTAAAGGTAATAAACTAAGGCCAGAAGACATAGAGGTTATTAAAACTCTTCCAACGGATATATATCCTAAACAATGGAATGGAGTTATACCTAATTAGGGGATATTGACAGGCGAGTTGAGGCACAGCTGTAGAGTCCAGAGAGGAATTTGCCACTGGAAACTAACGATGGTCAAGCCCCTATAAATTAAGAGAGGTTAGCTATAAACAACAATCTAGGCATCGCAAAAACCAAGGTTAAATAGTTGACCTCTTTTAAGCAGAGATTAATATCTCATTACTAATAAATATAATGTTTTGGGAGAAAACAATGAAAAAAGATAAAAAAACAAGAAAAGATGTATTGAGTGTATATGATGAGGCAATCATAAACATTGATATGTTTGAAGAGCAGCTTGATAAAATATTAGAAGACAATTACACTAACGAAAGAACTATAGTAAGCCTCTATTATGCTATCAGAAACTTTAAAATGAAACTAGAAACTATTCTAGGGAAAGGAACAAACAATGAGTAGAGCAATATACGATGGAGATGAATCACCTGTATTATTGAAATTAAATAAAAAGCTTCATAAATTTATATCAGAAGACGCTAGAGAGAACTTTAGGTCTATATCAATGCAAGTTATATATTTGTTAACTCAAAGAATGAAAGCATTTCAAGGTACAGACTCAAAAGAGACAGTTAATACTCCTCTTTACACTGAATCAGAATTGCAAGAGATATATAAGAAGCAGAATGGAGATGATTAATGGCTGGAGATAGAACATTTCAAGATAAATTAGGAGCTTATGAAGATTGGAAGGAAGGTGTAAATCAATTTAGGCTTAATTCTAATGCTATCTATGAAGACCTTAAAGATGAGGTTAGAATAGCTAAAGAAGACATCTTAACTCTCAAACAAGAGATTGTTCTATTGAAAGAGTTTAATGCACAGTTGCTTCGTGAAATAGCTAGACTTAAATAATAACAAAAAAGGAGAGATAAAATGGGATTCGATGTGTATGGCTTAAACCCAAGAGTAAATGAACCTGAAGAAAACTTTAAGGTTTATTATAAATTTCAAAATATGGAATTTTCAGATAGATTAAAAATACTTGATACCAATGAAAAGATAAGAAAGCAATATTGGGAAGAGTACGATAAATTTGAATCTGCTAATCCAGGTGTATACTTTAGAAATAATTGTTGGTGGTGGAGACCATTATGGGATTATGTATGTATACACTGTAAATCACTAACATCTGAAGACCATAATAGTGGACATTATAATGATGGTCATGAAATAAGTGAAGAGAAAGCTACACTAATAGGTTTAGCTCTTAAATCTCAACTTAAAGAAGGTGTAGTAAGACAGTATAAAGAAGAATATGAAGAAAGTGAAAGATTAAATGGAGATGAAGACTATTCATATCCTTTCAGCGAAGAGAATGTAGAAGCTTTTGCTGAATTCTGTCTTCAAAGTGGTGGATTCACTATACATTAATAATTAAGTAGCTAACTATAGCTATGGCAGTCCTGAGAAGTTAGCCTAAGTTTATTCCAGGAACTCATATAATACTTCCTTCGCAACGCCTGGGTTTTGAGCACTACCATAGAATGAGAAAAAAGCTTAATACAATTGAGAGAGTCTTTATATCGTGAGGTGTAAAGCAGTTTTCCCTATAATTTAACTGTTCCAGCTCTCTCTCCAACTTAAGGAGAAACATGGAAGCTTATGAAATAGCAGAAAAAGAACTCCCACAAGAAGATTTATTCCAAGATGGTGAGTTAAACCGTAAACAAGCAAAACAAAACTTAAAAAGACTATTTAATGAGGGTAGAATATCCTCTATAACATTCAATTATTATATAAATAGTTATAATTGGGGAGATTAATATGATAAACAACTACTATCTGTGGCAAGAATGTGAAGTTAAAAGAGAACATATAAATAAAGGAGAAGCAGGTGAAGCGAACTCTTGTGCTATAGCTCTTGCTATAGAAGACCATCCAATATTTGATGGATACCAATATGTAGGTGTACATGACAGAGGAATTGATTTCTGTGTAACTGGAACCAATCCTTCTGATGGATATGCAAGTGAGACTTTTGATTCAGAAATACATCCTGAGGATGAATATAAATATCAATGCTTTATAAATGAATTTGATATGATAGAAACAGATAAAGATAGGGAATATCTTGATGAATTCAACTTTAGATTTAGATTAAAATAAAAAAGGAGAAAAACATGGCAAAAATAAGCGTTCAGCAAAGAAAATACTTTGTTGAAAGAATAGAGAACTCAATAAATGAGAAGATAAATATACTTAAACAACAGAGAGCTGCAGATGTACAGCAGATATCTGAATCAGAGTATAAAAGGTACTTAAAGACTATTAAATTGGATAAAACTTTATCAAGATATAAGAAAGTTAAAGATGAATTTGATTTATTAGGTGGCAGGATAACAGCAGTATATGATGAAATATTAGAATCTATGGGAAAAAGAAGATATGATTCTCAAGTTCCTTCTATATATAATGGTTCATCTTATTCAGATATAGATAAAGCATTTAGATATGTTTGCAATAAAACAGCTCAAGGTCAAGAGACAGAAACAGAATCAGGAAAGATGATTAAAGAGCTTGAATCTAAGAAAAGAGCTGCCTGTGATGTTTTACATGGTATAAATGACCTTGAAGAACTAACAGGTCAAGTAAATGCAATACTTAAAGGCTCAGATGTGCCTATGTTAGGAGCTTAATTATGAATGAAAGAGAACTAAGTAAAAAATGGGAAACTTCAGCTAACAAAATGCTATTAGGTAAAAAAATAGTAAAAATTAGATGGTTAAGTAAATTATCTGCCAAAAAAGACTTTGGATGGTATAAAAGACCAATAATATTAACATTAGATGATGGTTCAGAAATAATGCCACAAATGGATGATGAAGGTAATGATGGTGGTGCATTATTATGGGTAAATCCTAACGAAACAGTTGAAATTGAAGCTTTTCCAGGTGAAAAGTTTACTAAAACTGAAGTATTACCAGTCTTATAAGGAGATAACAATGAAAAAACAAAGTAAAAAAGATAGAATCTTAATGTATATGCAAACTTATGGTTCTATAACTCAAAAAGATGCTATAGACCTGTTTGAAGCATACAGGCTCAGTGCTATAATCTATGACCTTAAGCATAAAGACGGTCATAATATAACAACTGACTTGGAAGGTAAAGCAGGCTATGCAAGATACACCTTAAAACAGGATAATTGATATATTTCTCGGATAATTCTTTGAGAAATGTTAAATTATACACTCAATTCGCTATTAAAAAGGAGACTTAACATGAGTGAAGTAAAAGAGCCTGAAATAATTCAGGTTGAAGAAATAGCTGTCCCTAATAATGATTGGAAATCTGATAAATTAGATAAATTAGCTGGAGCACTAGCTAAAGCCCAATCTGAAATGAAGGGAGCTGAAAAGAAAAGCACTAATCCATTCTTTAACAGCGGTTATGCAGATTTACATGCAGTAATACAAGCTTGTTTACCTGCTTTAACTAAATATGGATTATCTGTTGTCCAAGGAAACGACTATTGTACTAAAACTAACGGTTTTTACGTAACAACAACTTTATTACACGAATCTGGTCAATGGATAAAAAGTGAAATAAGAATGCCTATAGGTGGTAAATCAGATGCACAAGCTGTAGGTTCATCAATGACATATGGTAGAAGATATGGCTTATCAGCTATGACTGGTATAGCACAATTTGATGACGATGGTAATGCAACTAGAGGATTAAGTAAACAACATGCTGCAGCACAAGCAGCCAAACGATAAGGAGTTAATATGGGATTAACAGTAAAGAAGAGTTCAGAAGGTGGATTCGATGAAGGATGGCAAACAGTTGTTATAAACAATGCAGTTTATGGTGACTATAATGGTTCAAAGTATATTGATTTATTCTTTGATGGTTATCCAGAATCTCTTAAATGCAGAGTATGGGAAGCTAGAAACCAAGAAGGTGAAGAGTTTAGCATATCTAATATGATAAGATATAGCAACCCTGATGTATTAGAAGAAGAAAGTCTAGATGGAGAAACAGCCGCAACATTAGATGATTCACCAGCAGGACTAAAAGGTAAAGGACTACAAGTATTATTCTATAAAAAGGATAATGGATATACTGAAGTATTTCAGAAAGTAGCACCTGCTAATCCGTTTGAAAATATCGTAGATAAGTTCACAGAGTCTAGAATCGAAAAGATTAAAGCATCTGCTGAAGAATATCAACGTAAAAGAGCCGCTAAAATGGCTCAAACCGTAAGTGAAAGTAGTGGGCTAGCTGACCAAGTCCCACTATAATCAGTACATATAAAGAGAGTCAATAACTGGTCCTGTAAGTCCTAATGTTAAGCTACTTAGTAGAGACTTAGGCAAAGGAATATGTGAGGCTCTCTTTATTAACTAATAAGGAGAAAATATGATAAGAGAATTCGCTTTCGGATTATCAAATAGACATCATTTCTTTGAGTCTAATAATGCATGTAAATGGGAGTTTACAGCTAAAGATACTTTTCAATCCTTATATGAATACGATAACGATGTTGTAGATTATTTCAATAAAGAGAAGACACTTGCTGGTTATACTGGTAAAGTATATCTTCCTGAGGAATACCTTCTAGACGTTGATGGCACCAATGTAAAAGAAGCAAGAGAAAAAGCGTTAGACCTAATTAAACTATTGGAATTAATAAAAGTTCCATACAATGTTTATTTCAGTGGCAGAGGATTTCATTTAGGAATACCTCAATCCGCATTTAAGTGGCAACCATCTGTAGACCTTCATTTAAAGGTAAAGGATGAGTTAAACAAGAGAGGGATATACAACTATGCAGACCCTTCTGTTACTGATAAGACAAGGATAATAAGGCTAAATAATACTTTAAATTCTAAATCAAGATTGTGGAAAATATATATCACTAATGATGAAATGAAGAATGTTGATGATATATGGATAAAAGCTACTGCAGCTAAACCTAGAAGAATAGATATCCCCAAACTTGAATGCGAGCCAGTATTCAATATATTAGAGAGAGAAGTAAAGAAACAAACTGTGACATTTCAAACAGAGATGGGAGCTGAGCCAGATAGACAGCTTTATCCCTGTATTCAAAAGATGTTAAGTGGTTCTGCTTACGGAAGTAGACATGCAATAGCATTAAGATTAGCAGCATGGTTTAGATGGAGATATCCAGAACAAACTGTAAAGCTAATAATGGAAGATTGGAGACAAAGAGTAAGTACTCCAGAACATCCATTTAAAGAAGAAGAAATGCATAGAATAGTAAGAGATTGCTATAAAGGTCATAATGGTCAAGGTTATAGATATGGATGCATGGATAATATAATGGACAAATTCTGTAAAGATAGTTGCACATTATATACAGCTAAAAGAGCTCAAGGTTTAATGAGCCCTCAAGATATGGAATCTAATCTAATAAGCTGGTTAAAAGGAGATACTACTCCTGTAAATATAGGCAAGTTATATAACAAAGACTTTCCTATATACCCAGGTGAATTAGTAGTAGTTCAAGCTCCACCTAAAACTATGAAGACTATGCTATTTATGAATTGGGTAAATGCATTAAAGAAACCTACATATTTCTTAGAGATGGAAATGTCTCCAAGACAAATGTGGTCTAGATTTATCCAAATAGAGAATAAATGGGATGATAATGAGTTAAGAGATTATTATTCTAATAATTCTGGAGGAATGGCAGAGAAGTTTAAATGGCTACATATGGATTATAGGCCGTGCTATCCACACGAGCTAGAGAAAAGAATAAATATGTTACCAGTTAAACCAGAGATTGTAGTTGTTGACCATATGGGATTAATGCTATCAAAGAATAAAGATATGAATATGAAGATGGAAGAAATATCTGGAGCATTAACTGAACTAGCAATTAAGAACAACCTAATCGTATTTACAGTATCAGAGATAACTAAGCAAGCATTTCATGAAGGTATGAATATATCCTCAGTAAGAGGTTCATTCAGAATATCATACAATGCAAGCAAGATACTATCTCTTACTACAGGTAAAGATGATAATGGTTTGGTTAAAACTATGGCAATTAAAACAGAAGCTAATAGAGAAAGAGGAAGCCTTAATGTACTCCTTAAGGTAAACAAACTTAATATATTAGCAGCTAACGAAGTTTGATGGGTTACGAAGGTTTAGAATTCAAATGCTACTGTAGGAGTAAAAGATATACAGAAGAGTTTGAAGGTAAACAATGTGAAATGTGCCTATCTAAAATAACAAGGAGAAATAATGAACGCATACGCACCAATCAGAAAGGTTCCATTGGATTATAATGGAATAGCATCCTCTGCTTTCGCTGTACAGATGGAAAAAGAGGTTAAAGATAAAGAGACTGAGTTATTAATTAATAAATGGAAAGAAGTAGGAGTAGTAGGTAATAAATATCTACTTATTCCAAATACTGAAGTTAAAAACTTAGCAGATGATATAGCAGACCAATCTAAGCTAGACTGGGAACCATTAAAGACATTCTTTGATGGTAGAAGGTATTTCTATGGAATGCAATGCCGTACTACAACAGAAGCAGTTAAAGTAGGAGATGATGTAGGTATTGGTATTGGTTTCTGGAATAGCTATGATGGCAGCACTGCATTATCATTTAGATTGTTCTTAGTGAGATTAGCATGCACTAATGGAATGATAAGTAAAGATACCTTCCAGAGCTTTAGATTTAAGCATGATAGCTCTAGTGAAGGCTATGAAGAAGAGATAATGAAAGCCGTTGATACCATAGATAACTGTTCATCAGATATAGATACAGCCATAAGTGGCTTAAGAAAGATGGTGAACACTACGTTTGATATCGATGAAATGAAAAAGGTCAGGACTCTAATTCCAGCACTCCCTGTAACAACCTGGGGTAAGATAACTGACAACTACCTAAAGAAGTATCATAATGATGATGTTTCATTGTGGGAATTCTATAATTCATGCACAGATATACTCTGGCACGATAAGAAGCCTACAGTAGCATCATTTCAGCATAACGCTTATATTACTGATGCTTTGCTTGGTGCAATGGCGTAGGAGGGGTAAGGGAGATGAGGAAACTTGTCTCCCTATCCAATTATGATTAGTAGATATATAGGTAAAAATCTTTTTGAGTGTGAAATGTGTGGTAAACGGTCAAAGTTAATGTTTCAATGGGAGGCTATGTTAACTGGAATGAAGATGGTAGTTTGTCATAAATGCGCTAAAAGAGAATCAGGAAAGAAATATGTACATAAACTAGAAGAAATGATGGAGAAACATAATGCAAAATAAATTAACCAGAGACGAAGACCTTAATCTGATAATAACAATATTAGATAGAGCTGAAGGTGTAAGTGAAAAAGACTTTAAACGACTAACTAAAAAGATAACAGATTTAGGAGCTTTGTATGAAAAAACTGACGAATAAAGAGGTTCAATTCCATTTAGCTAAGTTACATAAGGGTCAGGATGAGATATGCCAAGTATTAGATGGTATAGGCAACCTGATAAGAAATTATATTACTTTTGAAGGTAAAGAGGAAAAGTTTCTTAAATTTATGGAGAAAGAATCTAAGAAAATGGAGAAAGATAATGGACATACTGACACTAAAGGACCTAAGTCCTCAACCAAGTGAATGTAGTAAAGGTCATAAATATCCAGATGAGTACAGTAAAGATTGCAGTTATTGTGTAGCAGTATTTGGAGTAAGAAATGAACAGTGAAAAGAAGTTAAAGAGATACCAGTTTAGAAAATATGGTATATGCTTTAATTGTAGAACTAAAGTTGAAGTCTTAAACTGTCATATGCAATGCACTAATTGTGGATACGCAGAAAACTGACATGAAATAAGTACTTATCTGGATGATAGGAGTGAAGATGAATCAAAAGGAAATAAAGAAAAAGATAAAAGAACAAACTAAATTTATAGAAAAGCCTTCATATAAATCGCAAGCTGAAATATCCTATGCACAAGGATATAGAAAAGCGTTATGTGATTTATTAGGAGAGAAAGAGCCACCAGCTATAAAGTTTGATATGGATGGTATAATAAAAAGGGCTCTGATAAAACTAGAAAAACAATGTAACTTTGGACTAAGAATAAAGGAGTAGTATGGTTAAGAAAGAGATAACAGTAAAAGAGCTTGAGAAAGCTTGCGAAGGTGCTTTAGATAAAGTAGCAGAAAAAGATAATGCTAAGCCTAAAAAGAAAAAGGCTGCTGTTAAGACAGATTCGTTATTAGACAGGATTGAAAGAGTACACGATAGAGTTAAAGATAACGAAGAATTATTAAGAGTAACAGTAGAATTAACTAAAGATTTAAAGACAATAGTACTAGAAATGCAGAATAAGATGAAATCTGTAAATTCGAGATTAGGTCTTTGAAATGTTATTATCTAAGCAGTATATTAGAAAAGAGTTCATGAAATGTGGCGTTCAAATGAGCGAAGAAGCATTGGATATACTCTGTAATAAGCTCAAAGAGGACGTACAAAAGTATGCAATGAACGCTAAAGACTTAGGCTATAAACGCCTAGTTAAAGATAGAGTTCCTATAATAATTGGAGACTTTGAAAATGTCTAATGAGATGAGTTTAAAAGAGCAAGTGCAGCATTTGATACTCTATGCACGTAACTCAAAAAACCTTGACAACGTAGTTGAAGAAATGGTAAATTTTGTTAGAGGCCAGCGCCTCGAAGCTATTAAAGACTTTTTATCAAACCCATCAGATAAAGAAAGAACAAAACTATATGAAGCCATCTTCAGCAAAGGGCAAGGGAAGACGATTACAGAACTTTCTAAGAGATAAACTGTACACATATTTCCCATCATTAAGAAATGGGGATATAAAAACTGCAATAATGGGAGAGTCTGGTGAAGACATCATTCTCTCTCCAACTGCAAAAGATTTCATACCATATAGCTTTGAGTGTAAGAATCAAGAGCGTCTAAATATATGGGAATCATTAAACCAAGCTGAAGGTAACTCTGACGATAGAGTGCCTGTTTTAATCTTTAAAAGAAATAGGACTAAGACATATGCAGCTTTAGAATTAGAATCATTTTTAGAATTAATAGGAGAAACTGATGATAGAACCAAAGAGTGAAACAGCTATGTTTGCTGCGCTTCACGAAAACATTACAAATAAATATATTGAATCAATGTTTAAAAACAGAAGGTATGAAGAATTTAGTCCAAAAGAAAAATTAGAAATTATAGGTGTACTTAAACGTACTTCAAAAGTCGATGTTAGATATCAAGCTTAGCGATATAGTATTCATTATAATAATTGCATTATGCTTTGTGGAGCCTTTTATATTTATCCCTATATTTCTTTTATTCTTATATTGGGATACTATATTCAACAATAGGTTTTAATTTGTATAATGTATTATTTCTTTAACTGTATTTACAGCTGACGGAGGTGCTGGTATAGGTAATTTATCAAAAGCTTTCTCCTCTTCTCCAGCCCCAAGATACCATAAAGTCAAAATTGTATCAAGGGCCATCATAGGGACATAGCCTAAAAATGTTCTTCTCATGTAATAAGTCCAATCTCTTTCAATTTCTTCTTCATCAAGGCCATTAGCTAAAGTAATTTTTATAGCCATAGTTAGAGGCATAAATAGAAGTGAAATTAAGTCTGAACTGAAGTTTCTTGTTGTTTTTCCTAATATTCCTTTATATGCATGTCTTGTAAGAAAAGGTATTCTAAATGGTCCTTTTATAAAAATATCCCATAGCAATGTTAAAGCTCCTTGTGTTGCTATAAATGTTCGTAATGCTTGAGTCTCAGGATTTGCTATCCTTAACTGCTTACCTTTACCTTTTCCTAAAACACCTTGCATAGTCTTTAAGACTGCTTTGCTGTCAAATATTCCAGATTCTATACTTGCAATACTTTTATGAGAAAGATAAGCTTCATGGAACAATCTAACATCTCTTCCAAATTTTTGTTGAGCCCAAACTTTAAACTTCCCTAATAGTTTACCATGGTCACCATAGTTAAATCTTCCAGCTTCTTGTGTAGACAAACCAAAGTTTGTAAACTCATTATACTCTCTACCTATAGCAATAGCTTTACTTATATCAGCTTCATCAGTATAATCCCACCAATTTACATCATTTCTAAGAATCCCAGAATCATGAGCTTTTTGAACACCTATAACAAAAGATAAAGTTCTTAAATATTTCTCAGTTTGACTCATAGTTAGGCGATGTGCTCTCATCTGGCTTGCCCACCATTCAGCTCCCCATAATGCTTTATCAACTACAGCTTTTCTAGCCTTTGCAATTTTTGACATAGGTAGCTCTTTTAATGTAAGTTTAAATTGATATTCTTTATTTATAGCATAATCTAAAAGTTTATTTATTGTAGTTTGCCGCATTCTTTTACTTAAATCTTTTTTCCTTTTTGCCAATCTATCGGAATCTGGAATTATAATCTTTCCTACACCTTCCTTTAAAAACACACTAGAACTTTTTAAATACTTGGATACATTGGTTTGAAACTCTTCTCTTGCTGATTCTTCAGACTTTCCTTTTTTAATGTTATAGTGATACATAACCATCTCGCCTAAAACAGCATTAGATATATCTTCTTCTAATTGCATATCAATAACGCCATTAACCATAGATTTACTAAAGAAATCAGAAAATTCTGCAATACCTGACCTTCTTATCAAAACTTCTACTTTCTCCAAGATATCTTTATCGGACATAATGTCTTTAGCCTTATCAGAATATTCCTTGCCATAATCTATAATATTCTGAAGCATAGCTGATTTATTAGTAACTGCACTACCCATCCCACTCAAATATACACCTGATAAATAACTTCCGATTTTACGTAAACTTTGTCCTGCTTGCTCAGGAGATATATTTTTCCCAAACCTATTAGTTAACCCTTCTACTGAAGTTCCAAATACACCTTCTGCTTTAGGGTCTGCAAATAAAACTCTATATATATTTACAGCACTTCTTTTAACTGCATCTGATTTTGCTATTCTTAAGCTTTTAACCAGCTCAGCTGTAAGATTATTTCTTTCTATTGAAGACATAACATGCCTTAAATAGTCATAATAAACAGAATCATCTGTTCTTGTGCTTCTAATATCATACGCATTGGAGATTCTCTTGAAATACTTATTGTCTTTAGCAAAAGGTATTGATATGTTTTGTGTGCTCTCTAAATGATATCCGTCTAAATTATCTAAGATAGACTTAGCATAATTCATTTTAGCTCTAAAATCATTAACCATTTTTTTAGCTTTAATTCTATCGCTTGGAGAAGAGTTAGGGTCATCTTTAATTGACTGAGCATTATCTATTGCAGCCTCAAAATCTTCAGCCATCATATCAACCATCAACTTGTATACATCTCTATTATACATGACAGGGAAGTGATTTTTCCTTTTTTCTACTTTGCCTCCATTAGCTATAACGAACTCATCATTTGCATACATTCCAAATATATCTTTCAATCTATTATATGCATCTAAATCCTTTTTACTTAATGTTTTCAATATTGCTTTAGACTCTTTAGATGAAGGATTGAAGAATATAGATTTAGTTTGATTTGGCATAAGCTTAGGAAATGTTTTAGAAAGTTCTTTGACTAGCTTAGTTATAGAGGACTTCATGTTTCTTTCCATATATGTAAACACTAAATCATCTATTTTCCTAGCTTCTTTTGCTAGCTTTAAAAATTTATCAACAGATGCTTTTGGCATCTTTAAATCCCAATCACCTTTATTTATACCTGCCTGTTTATCTTCATAGTCCTTTAACTTCACAGGGCTTTGGAATGAGAACATAACATCTTTAGTGCTTTCATAACCTTTAAGTCTTACAATGGCACCTTTAGGTATCTTAGTTTCTCCTTTTATTATATCAACCCATTCTTGAGAACCTTTTACTTGATACTCTCTTCTTGGCTCATAATCTTTATATATATAAAACTCACCATTTTCATATTTAACCCATCCCATCATATACTTATGAAACAAGTCTTGATTGGCTCTTCCATCTCCATCACTAATTAAATTCTTAACCTCACTAAATATGGTCTGCATAGTCATAGTTGGTGTTCCTTCTTTACCAGCTTTAACTTTCTTAGCAAATCCTTTTAATTGATTCAAGTCACTAATAAACATATTAATTCTACTTGATACTCTAGAAGGGTAGTCTTTAGTGGCTTTAGTAATATTATAAAATGCACCTGTTGGTTCTTTCCAAGATAATCCTTTAGGAGTTCTTATTGCAGATAATATACCACCAAAATTAGAATAAGCTTCACCTCTAGGGTTTATCTGCTTAGACATAGTAATAGCTTTAGCATAAATTAATTTCAAAGATTTAACAGGTAAATTTTCAATCTTAAGCCTACCTGTTGGGCTACCAAGTTTTATACCTTTAGGTGCATGTTGCAATATAAAGTCATTAACTATTAATTGAATACCCTCATTGGCATCAAGTAAGCCTTCTATCTTAGCAACTAATTTAGCAGATTCATTCTCAGGTCCATATAAATCATCTAAAGCTTTATCAGCTAAACCTTCATCTATAACAGAACCTAAAAGTATACCTCTTTCTTGCAGTTTAGATGCTACGTCTTTATTCCTTCCAGAATATGGAGAATTCTCTCTACGTTTAGCATCATTATTTTCTATGCTGTTTAAAGACTTCTTACCTGTATCACATGCTGATGCCATTATTTACATATCTCCCTTACTATTTTTTGAAGAGTAATATCTCTACCTACACTTGGAGGTGGGCTTGTAGTCCTTCTTTCACTTAAACTTTTGTTATACTGTCTGAAAAATATTTTCATTATATTGCTATCTAATAAGTTAGCTTCAAATTTAGAAGAGCTTACAGGTGGCATAGCAACAGGAAAATTAGCATGCTTCTTCAACCTAACCTTATCAGACATTTTCAAGTAACCTCTTAAGAACGATATAGTTGCAGCTGCCTTAGCAGTATTTGATAATTCTTTAAATTTTGCATGGTATTCATCCTTAAACTCTGAGAACTCTGCATCTACATCCATAGTCCTTAATCCTATATCATTGTATTTAGATAATATATTCATGAACTTTCCACCCATCTCACGAGTATAAGATTGACCTTTACTTACCTCTTCTTGACCTTCCTTTGATTTTCTAGTAATATTATCTTTGTTCATTCTAGTTTCTATCATACTTAATGCTTTTTCATTTATATACTTTATAGCTTCTACATGTGCATTCTCATGTGCATTCTCAGGAAGCATAAATGGGGTATCACCTATCTGAAATAAATCACTTCTGTCATTTAAAGCCTCATGTTCTTTAGCGGCCATAACAGCTATATGCTCCACTGGTAAAAGCCTTCTATTCTTAATTGAAACTTCTGTAAATATAGGGTCAAATAAAGACATTATACCTGCTTCTCTAGTCGCACCATTATCTCCAACCATGCTATAATAAGCATTACTATGTGATATAGTGTCACTTAATTTAAAACTTCTATTCTCAAAATTGCCACCTCTTCTTAAATGACCTGCTGTCTTATGAAACCTTATAATCTTTTCAAACTGTCTAAAAGCTTGCATATGGAATCTGAAATCAGGGTTAAAATCTTGTCCATTTATTCTAATAAGTTTAGCATATATCTTTTGTTGGCCACTAAGCTGTCCCCATTTAGTAGAAGGTTTATATCCCCATTCTCCTAATAATCCATATTCAGCATTATCTACTGCAGCCTGCAACCATACTCTTAAATAATCTTTAACATTACCTCTCCAACTACCTTTAGAACCATCATAAACGGCTTGTGGGAATGTTATTGAATCATTAGGCTGCTTAATTGTTATATTGGCACCAGCAATATTAATATAATTATATGCATTAGACATTATTCCATATACAGTTTGTATATTAGCTATTTCACCAATAGCCATCTTACCAGCTGTAGCGTTAGCTATAAGCGAAATTCTAGCATCGTTATTAGATAAATCAACTCTAGCTCTACTCTTAGGAACAAATCTATCTAAGTTTATAGCTCCAACTTCTATAGTATCAAAATATTGTTTATATACAGACTCAACCTGAGGGTCTAGCATTTCTACTATAACTTCGTCTCCATCATTATCGCCTTCAAGCCTAGCAAATACATCATATGCATTCATTTCTATAACAGACTTCCTATCATGCAATGACCTTACTCTAGCCATAAATGAACCACCAACATGTGGAACAGGATATCTAGTTACCATAACATACACTTCGTTCTCTTGTAACCATGAATTTATTTCATCTATAGGCAATGTTAATGCATCTGTTAATGTAATACCCCAAGCATCTGCATATCTTTGATAAACCATTCTAGAATTTTCTGAAGATAAAGATACTTCTTTTTGACCTAACTCATCTGTAAAGTCCATAGATATATCATATCTAGAACCATTTGAATCAGATAGGTTTAAAGAAGGTAATACCTTTCTAGTTTGTATTAATGAATCTAATAGGTTTGTAACTGAGGGATGCATTCCTGCTCCTAGTTTTACTAACTCAGACAACACAGGTAGTCTACCTATATGAGCTTCTCCAGAGGATATTCTAGACATCCATTTAGCTAATCTTTCAGCACCTACTCCATATTTACTATCAAGTGCCATATAATAAGTTCTTTTTATCTGCTTACTCATTCTTGGAACATAATAAGTCTCAAACATATTAAATATAGCTTGGTCTAAGACATGATTATATATCTGAATACCATGCTTGGAGAAATTAGGAGCATCTTCATCGTACTTTGTAAACCCTAATGAGCTCCCTGGAACATCAAATTCATTTTGTTTTACATCCCAAATCTTAGCTTCATCGCTAGTAACAAGCATATCTACAGCTTCATCCTTAGCATTCTTTATATTGCCCTTTTTATCGATAGTATATAATACATTTCCTTCTTTATCAGTGATTTTCCAATCAGGTCTAGCTAAAATATGTTGATGCTTTATTGCTATAACATTGCCATTAGCATCTTTATTGTAAATAACAGTCTTTGCTTTAGCTGTAGTTTTCTCTAAACCATGATATTTTTGGAATAAATCAAACATAGATTTACCTGTTATAGATTGCCCATCGCCTGCATATTTAGGTTTAAATCCTCTTATAATTTTATAAGGTGAGAAACTCTTATCTTTATACGTAAACATAACCTCTTGTGGGTTAAACTTCTCAACTCTAAAGGATGGCATCTCCTGACTTATAGTGACTGGCGTAAATGGGATTTTAAGTCTCTTAAAGACATTAGAGCCACCCTTAGAATCTAATAAATATCTTGGCCATATATTGCTAACAGCTTCAAATATAGCTATTTCTTTTGCTATGCTAAATGCATCACCTTGCATAAAGTTTTTAACATGACTACTTCTAACCAACCCTGCATCTAATTGAGATTGCCAAAACTCTTTTGCTGTCTCAGCTCTCTTTATATCGACATCAACTATTCCAAGTTTATCTGAATCACCCCTTGAGAATGCAATTGCCATATTATTCTCTTTTAAAGTTTCTTCTAAGTCAAATAACTCTTCTTGAGAAAAGAAATTGTATGACTCTTTATAAAGTCCAGTTTTAGTATCTTTAGAGTAAACATCAGAACCAGATATAAAATGTATTTTTCCTTTAGATATATTGTTCTCAGCTAATGTAATCTTCTCAAATCTGCTATTTTGAATTCCCTTAACTTTGTTTTCAGGCCCCTTTTGCGATAATACTAAATGTATCTTACCTTTTAAGCCTTTATCTTTAAATATTTGATAATTAACTCTCTCATTAAATCCTGCAGGTTTACCATCCCATGTGTCCACAGTACCATTAGTTAACAAACTGCTTCTTAATCTATTGTAATCTTTTAATAATCCATTTCTATCTACTACAGAACCTAACCTATCACCTTTCTTTAAAACCCTTTTAACTACGAATTCTCTCCACTCATTAAAGGTCATTCTTTTGGCTTTAGCTCTAATATTTTTTATTTGCTGCTCACTTAGATAAACATTTAGCTGCTTAACATATAATGTATTTCCTTCTTTCTCATCAGAATACTTTTTGTCTCCAACTTTCAATATATTGTTATGTTCTTCGTTTAATATCTCAACAACTTGGCTTGTAATATCTTCAACAGGAAGGTATCTATCTCCAACTCTACGTTCATTTTTAGATTTAACATACTTGAATTTCTCTTTAGCCCAACTCTCATAAGATTCTCTTAAACCATAAGCTTGAAGGCTATCTAACATTACAGATGAAAAGCTTTGCATATCTAATACTTGATTGTTGTTATCTGCTAATCTTTTAAGGAACTTATAAGTATCGTTAAATAGGATTCTTAAATATTTAGATTTAGCTTTTCCATATTCTTCTATATAAGGTAGCTCTTCATTCAACTTTTCAATTACCTGCTCTTGAGAATTAGGCACATGCTCATCAATCATCTTTTTAAGCTTAGCAGGAGTAATATCCTTAACTATCTCAGGTAATGTTAAATCAATAGTCTGTCCTGTTTCCTCTGCAATGATATCAGCTAACTCACTTAAACTTGTGTTTGGTTCTAAATCTTTAACCTTTAAGCTTGACTTCCAACCTTTGCCAAATATCTTTTCCTTAATCCAATTCCAAACTTTATTAACTGCCTTAACAAATGAATTCTTTGAGCTGTATTTCTTTTCTGAAGATTGCTCTAATGCATATACTATAACCTCTTCTTTGAAGTCATCACTATCCATTGGATATTCTTTATACAGAGATGCAACATGATTTATAAAATCTCTAGATTGAGGGCTATCTACTATACCTTGATAAATATTATCAAATAGCTTTCTATTAGACTTTTTTATCTCCTGTATAAATGGATGCGAGAATTCATGGAATGGCTCAGATAATGTAGACCTATCTCCTATAACATAAACTTTTCCATTATAATACCAAGCACTTGCTTTATCAATATCTTTAACTCCATGAAGGCTCATAAGCTTTTTAACGTCTTCATTAGCAGTATCAAACATTTCATATTTAATCTTACCTGCAAACTTAGAGGTTAGCATATCCAATCTTTGAATAAGAGCTTTCTTCTTGGATGCACCTACCCTAACCTTAAATTCATCTGTATCCATCTCTGGCTCTTCTTTAAGGTCATATCTCATTAGGTTTGGATATACATCCTTACCATCAACTTTAACAGTCTTATCTGCTTTACCATAAACCTTAAAGCCCATTTTACTCCAGAATGGTTGAGCTTCTGGTTTAGCTACTATATTTATAAAATCTTTACCCTTAGCTTTAAATTCTTTCTTTAATGCATTTACTACTCTAGTTCCTACACCTTTATTTCTTAATTCTTGTGGAACTTCTATTTCACCTATTCTATCAGGGTCAGTAGGATGTCTAGTTATATTAACACCCATATCCTGTAATTCTTTTAATTCAAAAGACGCTTCATTGATTTGTTTTTGTTGCTCTAAAGTTATACGCTTTTCTTTAGGAGGAGCTTCTTGTGCTCTTCTATCTATTTCCTTTTCAATACCTTTGATTTGAGCAGATGCACTAACACCTTCCATACTACCTTTATCAGATTTCTCTAATATACCTTTTTGTTCAGATAATAAATCCTGTAATTCTACGTCACTTAAATTTGCATATTTATCTTTTGTAGTAGGCCTACCTTTTGCAGGGGCACCTTCAGGAGTATCTTCATCTCTAAACATCTCAACCTGACCTGGCTGTTCTCTGGTATCTACAGGCCCTTCTTCAACAGGCATTTGAGGTGGCCCCTCAAGTAAATCATTTAGCTCACCAGCATTATCAGGAAATGTTTCATCAAAATCTCTAACAACATCTTCTACTGGAATGTTTAATTTATCTAATTGACTTTTAAATTCTTTAGGGTCTTCCTTAGCTAAGTTCTTAATAACCTCAGGCTCTATACCTATTGGACTTTCCCCATCATCATCAAACTGTGATATAACATCTTCATCTTCTGGGGTTATCCCTTCATGGTCTCCCATAAATTGCTGTATTCCAAGCTTAATTCTTTTTCTTTTATCAACAGTTTCATCTGAATTGTCAGGAAGGTCTTTGGCTGCTGTCTCAGTATCTAAGCCTTTACTAACCTTGTCTTCATAATCTTTTATGTAAGAGTCTTGAGATAACTTCTCATTACCTCCATATGTTTGATGCCATTTAGTAGTAAGGTTGATATTATTCTGAAAAGTCTTTGAGGTAGACTTAGCTTTCCAATTAGTATCAAAAGAATCAACATTTTCTAAAAGCTTGCCATCTGCATTATATATGTTAACATCAAACTTTCCTTCATTCTTTTCGACTTTAACCTCAGCTCCTACATATCTCCTGTACTTCCATGCATGCATTTTCTCAGTAAGTTCTGAATTCCATGTCGTAAATAACTCTGAGACTCTATATGCATCTGTAAAATTATCAAATTCAGTATCAAAACTTGAATCAGTATCAGGGTCATAGCTCATTTCAGATGTGATAGGTGTAGTACTTACATCATATTTTCCAGTTTCTTGATTTAATGTAGCAACTTTAACAAAGACTTGGTGTTTACCATTCTCATTTTTATCTACATAATATTTAACACCTTCACCTTTAGGTGACATATTTCTTATCTTAAAGTTAGCAACTTTTTCAGATATGCCTATTGTATTAGCTAGCATCCTATTACCACCTCTTGAGGCAGACCCAATAGCACCAGCAAATGCATTTTCAGCAATCTCAGGAAAATAATAATTATAAGGTTCGTCAGACCATGTCATCACACCCATAGCTTCATCAGTAAATCCTTGAGCAACTTCTTCAGCAGCTTCAGCTACGCTTTGATGCATTAAGTTCACTCCATATAAGCCGCCATTTCTTTTTAATCTACTGCCGATACCTGCAACTTCAGGAATAAGTCTTGCTTTTTCTTCCATCTTGCCAACCATCTTAGCGTAATGCTTTACGCCAAACAATGAGCTTATATCTTTACCAGTTAAATACTTAACACCTGCTGCAGTAGATAATGTTTCAATCGCACCATTTAAAATACCAACCCCTAGTGCTGGCATAGTAACTATATCTAGAGCTTCTTCAACAGGCATTCCCTTTTTTATCACAACATTACCTTGAGTATAATAATTATCATTATACCATTTAGCATATGCTTGTTCAGGAGTAACTGTAGCTTTTAATTCTGGGTCAAAAAATAACTTTCCTCTGGATTCAAAATATTGTCTAGCATCCATCTTTTCTTTTTCTAAATCTTCTACTTTAATAGGTCTATCTTGAGTTAGATAATCAAAACCTGCACCAAGATGAGATGAGCCTTCTAATGCAAAGCCTGCAAAACCTACGCCAAAACTATATGCTTGATGAACTAAAAGAGGATTTCTAGTTAATATAGATGCAGTCAGACCAAACAAAGCTCCACTAGCCTCAGTAGTTATTTGACTTGGAGCTACATTAGCAACAACCTTACCAACATATTTAGCAAACCCACCTTTAGTATCACTTAATTTGCTTCCAGACATCCATTCTCTTGTAGCTAATGCATCTGGGTTATTCTTTAAATATTCAAATGTTGCATTTCTTCCTTGTTGCAACCAATCCCCAGCTAATTTCAATAAAGGTTTTACAGATTCTTTTTGATAGTTATGCACCTTCATAGCTTGAGAATTAGTAAGATTAGGATTTTCTTCTTTTATTCTATTAGCTAATTCAATATCATTGTTGAGGGATATCATCCTCTCTATACCTTGACCTGCACCTCTAAACTTATTTCTATTTTTCTCACTATCTGTTCTTGACATTATAGCAGCGAAATAAGCAGGCATTTCATAAAATAATGATTCTCCATACTGCCTTAGGCTCTCAGGGAATATTTCTGTAGCCAATTTTGGAGCAGGTAAATCTTTATCAAGGTCTGGGTTTATTTCTTTTGCATAGTCATAAAGCTCTTGGTCGCTTAATCCTTGTAAATAATCAGGAGCATCTTTTCTAATATCCTGAACTATATCTTGTTTTGATTTATATTTAGGTTGTTGTTGCTGGTCGGCATCTAAAGATTCAACCATATCATCACGTTGTGGAGTGCGAGTTTGCTGAGAGATTAATCCTTGTCTTTTCTCTTGTTCTTCAGCTCTAAGTTTCTCTTCTTCTTCTCTAAGCCTTTTTAATTCCTCTTCGTCTACAAGAGGCTCATAGTAACCAAATTTTGTTCCCATTTACACCTGTATTTTCTATTAATAAAATGGATATACTGAAGTATTTCCACTATCCTTTTTATAGTCTGTTTGATTTTTAGACATATCTAATTCTTTAAATGCATCATTTAAATACTCAGCTCCATATCTTTGTTGAAAAAGCCCCCATTGGCTTAACAAGGCATTTAAATATTTATCTTCCAATAAAGGTTTATCTGCATCCTCACCTTCCCTCCATCCCCCTAAATCTATACCTAATCCTTCCCATCCTGGAGCGTCAACATATTTAGGGTTAGTTGGGCTTCCAATATTAACTCGAGCTGCATCTTGTCTAAAGTTTGCAACTGTTGTCCTATCAGGTTTAGGAGAACTACTAATATCACTTACTCTATTAGCTTGAGGAATAAGTAACTGATGTAATTGATAAACAGCTCTTTTCTTGGAAGCTGGAGTACCTTGTCTAGAATTCTCTAATATTGTTGTTATCATAGGGTCAGTGCTTCCTATTAAATCCCTATCATCGCCTTTAGATATCACATTAAGGATTTCATTCTCTATCATAGGAAGTCTGTTCTTTGCAGTCTCATAATCTGTATAAATGTCCATATCACCTTTAATTGCACTTATACCTAATGGTAATTCTTTTAATACGCTGTCTCCTTTAGCTCTAATTCTACTTTCAAGAACACCTATCTCATCAAACTTAGTCCTTGCAAGATTGCTAAAGGTCTCATTTACTGGAGCCATAGGGTCATCAGTTTTAACTGATTTAAAAGGTGATGCTCCATACTTTGCTTTATATAATGCTGCAGCTTCTTTTTCTCCTGGCTCTGCTAGCTTTAACATTTCAAGAGATGTGAATGCTTGCTCTAGCCAAGGATTACCTTTCAATTCTTCTCTAAAGTCTGAAACTTCTTCATCTTGAAAGAATACTTCATCTATAACATCTTCGCTTTTTACTTTATTAACAAAGCTTTGGAAGTCTTTTATATCTTTAACCCCTTTAATGCCTGCATCATATCCTACTTTATCTATTAAAGGTATTAAATCTAATATCTTACGTTCTTTATCTTTAAGGTCATCAATAATATCACCTTGAACTTGATTAGCAAAGGTCATGTTATCTACTATTTCTTGAGCTGTATTTGCTATGCCAAACCTAACATCTAGACCATCACTTATCTCAATACCTCTTTCATCCCATATCTTCTTAGCACCTGGAGTTTGAGATTCCTTAGAGACTTTGTTTAAATCTAATGCATTTACATTCCATTTATTAAGTTCGTCTATAGATTTATTTATTTCTGATTCATTCTGTTTATGTATATCACCAGCTACTTGCTTAGCCATTCTATAATCTTCTTGTAGTTGGCTAGCTCTAATCTTTCTTTCTTCTAATGCAGCTGCAGCCTCCATAGCATCTTGCTGAGACTCTTTAGCCATTTGCAGTTTGGTTATATTTAAACCAACGTCAGTTAACTTTTCAAATACATCTAATATATCTTTCATTTAAAAATCCTATACTTGCTCTGAAATACTTTTTAATTGTGCTTGTGCTTGTGTTTCTAAAGCTCTTGAAAAATCTTCCGCTATTCCAAGCCTATCTCTTAATGCAGATTCTCCAGGCAATATATCTTCAGTGA